TGGATGTTCGTGAAGATGTGTTAGACTATTTGAAAACTAAACGATGGAACTGATGAAAAGTTATTCTGAACAACGTAGAGAACGTTTGAGTGAAGCAGTGTTTGATTATTTGTCTGATGAAGATACAACACCAGATGAATTGTTGACTGACTTTATCAAAGAGGTCAAAGATACATTTGAATATTATGATAAGTATGCAACCAAATGTAAAAAGGTTCTAGATACATTGCGTAGCACTAACATCCAAGAAACCACTGATGCTAAGGATTGGGAAGACTTCTGGAGTTCTTTTAAATCTGAAGAAAGTTTTAAGAAACCAGAGTTTGACGAACTAACATGTTATGATACTAAAACAAATTAAAGAGAGGAACCAATGACACTTCCTTCCGAGGGTAAAAAACTCGATGAAAATGAAATCAACAGCATTGAAAATGCAGTAAAAGAAGCAGGTATTCAACAAATTCATCCAGATAAAATGGAAGCATTTGCTGAACATCTAGTTGATAGACTTAAAGGTTGTGGCAAACATTGGCGAACTGGTGGTCCTCTTGAAGAATGATAGAAACCCTCTTGACTTTGATAGTTAAGGGGGTTATTCTTTTGGAATAAAAGTTACTCACCTGGAAAGTGTCCCAGTGACACAGGCAACACATTATGATTACGCTTCGACCACATCAAGAACGCATTCTTGACCGTATGCTTGCATACAACAAAGGTCAGATGATTGTGCCTACTGGTGGCGGCAAGACTTTGACAATGATCATGGACACTCAACGTCGTCATGATGTTATCAACAACGGCACCACTACAGTTGTTGTTGCTCCCCGCATTTTGTTGGCAGAACAACTGTGCAGTGAGTTTCTGGAGGTTATTGACACTGCTAACACTCACATTCTACATGTTCACAGTGGAGAAACGTCACACTTCTCTACAACTAAGGCAGAAAAAGTCAATTTGTTTGTAAATACTGCTAGAACTGCTGGTGAAAATGTAGTCATTTTTACCACATATCACTCTCTTCATCGTGTGCAGGAGGCAGATATTGAGGTCAATACGATCTATTTTGACGAAGCACATAACTCAGTGCAGAGAAACTTTTTCCCTGCTACAGAATACTTTGCTGCTGATTCTGATCGTTGCTACTTCTTCACTGCTACTCCTAAGCATTCTCTTACTGTATCTAAACCAGGGATGAATGACCCTGAGGTTTATGGTCAGGTTCTGGTGAATGTTCCTGCTCCTGAGTTGGTTGACGGTGGATACATTCTGCCCCCTAAAGTTGTAGTCAAGCAACTGCCTATGATTCAAGGTCGTAAGGTGATGTATGCTGATGATTCTGATAACCTGTTGGAAACTATTGACGACAACAACATCAACAAAACTCTCATCTGTGCTCGCACTACAAAGCAGATCATCAACCTTATTTCACAGTCTGACTTCTGTGCTGAGTTGTATCAGCGTGGTTATTCTTGGATGACCATCACCTCTAAGACTGGTGCAATCATCGATGGACAGAAAGTCAACCGTGAGAAGTTCTTCGAGACTTTGAATGCTTGGGGCAAGGATGCTACCAAGAAGTTTGTTGTTATTCACCACAGCATTCTGTCTGAAGGTATCAACGTCAGTGGTCTTGAAGCTGTTATCTTCATGCGCAACATGGACTACATTGGTATCAGTCAGTCCATCGGTCGTGTTATCCGACTGGGTGGTAAAGAGAAGACTTTTGGTCTTGTTTGTGTTCCTACTTATGATAAGGTGGGTATCACCACTGCTCGCAAAGTGCAGGCAGTTGTTGATACTGTGTTTCACCAAGGTCAACCTGCTATTTCTGAGATCCGTCGATGAACTTTCAAGAAGCAACAGAACGATATAGAAAAGCACATGAATTGATGCTTGCTAAAAAGAAAATGATTGCTAACCTTCCACCACCAGGTAGTGCAATGTATAGGTATTTTCTTGACCCTAAAGAGAACCCCAAACCATATTCTGAACAAGTAAAGCGTATTGAAAATATGACTTATGAGGAGGTATTTGGATGAAAATTACTCAAACAAAGTCTACTATTCTAGATGCAAAACCAGTAGAGGAAGGGTTCATCGTTGGAAAACATGATGACCCTATGATGTATGCCGCGATACCTGTCGGCACAAGTGATACACAACTCGCAGTAGTTCATCAAGCAAATGTTCTCAAAGTCTGTCGTAATCGTCAGTCTGCAATTAACTTTATAGATAGACATCGGAAGAAGAAATCAGTTGCCCGACTGCCGCTATGAAAAAACTAGAGTGTGAACAAACAAGGTTAATCCTTGCTCTGCATCAAGTAGATAACTTAACCAAACTACTTGAAGATAATGAATACAATTCCTTTTTGTATTCGCATCTTATCTCTGTAAAATGTGAGTTAGAACGGCAACTTTGTAACTTGACTAACACCCCATTTTATCCTAAAATCGAAGAGTAATTTACACAAACTGATGACTAAGTATCTTTACGTTGTTGAGCACTTTGTCCCTTTTCCGCAGTCTGAATATGGTGGGGTGTGGAATGTAGTAGCAGAGAATGATGATGAATGTTTTGACTTGATTGCAACCAGTGACAATGATTTCAACCATCCACACTACAACCGTTTGCGTGAGAATATCATGAAAGCACCAACTTATGCTCTGGCAGAAGATATTGAGTCCTGTATTGTTGAAGAGTTTACCACCTGATGATTGAACTTCCTCTGTCTTTTGCACATAAACCACCTAAAGGATACTCTTATGAAGTTAAAGATTACAAAAGGAATGTTATTTCTATCTGGTTACGGGATCACCGTGAGTATTCTTACACTAACGATGATGTTAGGACTATTTGGGGATTCTACAACACCAAAACAGCAAAATACTATGCACCAATCAACCACAAAAAGTGTGGAGATGAAGTAAGTTTTAGCGATACTAGATCTTACACTGCGATGCAACTTAATCTAAACCCATTGGAGAGAGCATTTCTGTGACATACACGCCAAAGGTTAATGACTATGTAAAATGGAAAGACCATGAGGGATGGGTATATTTTAAGTGCGATCAATGCATTAGTATTGAACTAGGTGTGAAAGATAAAGTGTGTCATGAACATGGTGCATCATTTCACAAGAAAAATCACATTCTACTAGTATGCTATAGTTTTCAATGGCATGAACTTGAGTATGTAAAGACAAGAGAAAGTTCTCATTGTTCTGAATATAAGTCACAAAGATATAGAGATTCTGATTTGTACGGGTAAGTCTAGACAAAGTGTGCATGATATGATATAACTAGATGGTAGTTATTTGGTACATACAATGATGACTTATGCAGGTATTGCTGGTGGTATTGATCAAAATGCTGGCGGCACTCAAAGTGTAAAATATGGTGGGGGAACTTCTGCTGTTCTTGGTAAAGCAGCAGTAGAACGTGCATTTGCTGATGGTTATGAAGTCAGCGACATTGTATCCTGGGTTGAATATACTAATGCAATTGTAGGAGAGGAAGCAAAACCTCTACTGAATCTTGCCTGATAAAAGTTACTCACCTTGAAAGTGTTTTATTATCATACACCATGAGAACAAATGATTGACGTTTTTAAACTTCGTCAGAGAGTATTTTCTCTCTGTAGAAAAAAAGGCATTAATTGTAAACAACTTCCTCAAGATATTACTGCATATATGGTGATGTTTGCAGTGGAGTGTGGTGTTGATCCAGAACACACTCTTTCTCTCATGGAAGATGATAATAACCTTACTAGTATTTCTATCATTGATACAAACTTTCGCAAACCCATCAATGATCTCATTTCTCCAGTTTTGAGAGATGACCCTATCTTTCTTAAGTTAATTGATAAAATCATCAATACTACAACACGTTCTATTGGTATTGGTGAATATGCACTCACTTTTATTTTGGCAAACTATAAGTTTACCCATGATAATGGAGATGGTACGCAACCCAAAGGTAAAACTGAAGTAAAAAAAGATAATTCTAGTTTGAAGGTTATTGAGTCCACTGCAACCAAGAAAGGTTTAGTTGATGAACTTAATAAAAAGTATTTTGAAGGCACAAAACCTGGAGCAAGAAAGGTAAAAGATTTTCAAGCACATCTTAAAACCATACATGATGCACAAAACCAATACTTTGGATACTTTACCGAGTTATATCCTGGTGTTGATGTAACTCAACTTTCTGAAGATGTTTCTGGGTGTTATGAAAAACCTGAAGAGTTTATCAATGTTATTGGTAAGTTTGCACTGAAACGTTACAAAGAAGTTGATGGTTGGTACAACATCATTTACATCAATCCTAAAACAAAAGAGGTTATCAATGTCGTCGATGTTGATAACATTGATAACCTTGGTTTGAAGTTTTCTCCAAAATTTAAACGTGGTGGTTCTACTCAAGCAGTTGCAGATGGGCATGTTGATGTAAAATTTTAAATGTGATATAATAGTTCAATTAGGCACTCATCAATGAAGACAACTATTCAACCATTATTCAAGTGGACTGGTTCTAAACAGCGTATGTTGGAACAGTATGCACCACATTTTTTCCCCGAGGAAGACTTCACCCAGTTCGTTGACTTGTTTTCTGGTGGTCTCACTAACTCTTTGTGGGTTTATGAAAAGTATCCTAACAAAGATTTTGTGGTGAATGACTGGAATGGTGAGTTGACATTGTTGTATGCTACCTTAGCAGATAACAGTGATGAAGTTATTGGTCAGTGGTTCAAGTGTGTTGAGAAGTGGTTGAGTCTTTCTGAAGTAGAAGATCGTAAAGCATACTATTATGACTTGCGTGAGATCTATTGTCTTCAAAATGAAGGCAAGTCTGATGTATATTTGTCTGCACTACTGTTGTTCATGTTGCAAGTGAACTTCAATGGTATGTGGAAAGCATACAAGAAATGTAATGAGAGATATTCTACACCTCCTGGAACTTGTTTGCAGAAGCAAGCATTTTTTGATGTGAATAAAATCAAGAACGTTGCATCTTTCCTTCAAAAGGCAACTATCACAAATGGTGACTTTGCTGCTTATCAACCAAAGTCTGGCGACTGGTTGTATGCTGACCCACCATATCGTGACAGTATTGTTCTCTATCAAGGTGGTTTTACTGAAGACGACCAAGTACGTCTGGCAAAATATCTTACCGAGTCTGGATGTAAGTTTGCTTACTCAAATAAGGACATCGGAGATGGATTCTATCAACGCAACTTTGAAGGTTGCAATGTATTAGAAATGTCTGCCAAATATACTGCTGGACGTGGTACATCAACTCTGGATGTGAAAGAGGTTCTTGTTACTAACTATGGATGAACAGCATAAGAATGGTTTTCCTTGGAGGTTAGAGAATGGCAACACTGTGTGTCATTTTCAATGTAAAGAGCACTTGCAAAAATATATTGATAGGTATAAACTAAAAGCAAAACAATGCAACATCAGTAATAAAGATGGAGAACCCTTTGAACCCCGTAAAAAACACAAGAGAGACGTGGAATCGTCAACTGGAA